TAAACGCCCTGCATCTGTTAAGTCACCGTTACCTGCGTAACTCCAGCTTGTCTTAAATGCTGATACGTAACTATCAAATACATCTCTATTTAAAAGTTCTGTCTTTAGTGCAGAGGTAGTGGTAGAAGTTAGATTGGCTGTACCACGCCAATCAAACTCGTCTATTGATGTGTACTGGCTATTATGATTATGGCTTGCTGATGCAAACGAACTTGCATGACTACCGTCAAGCGTATCTGCATCCAAACCTGAGCCTGAACCATCATTGTTTGCGTGCCAGACTTTATAAAATGTACTACCGTTATTAGTAGAGTAACGAAGCCCATTTTGCCCAACACCTAAAATATGGATGTTATTAGTGTTGTCAGGGTCTTGACCTACAACCCGTATTTCTTTGCCTGTGTTAGAAATACCAATACGCCCCCTAAATGCATCAGAAGCGTTTTGCAATTCCATAGAAGGATCATTAGAGCCACGCAATATAAGTTTGTCATTAGAGGCACTGTCTATGTAAAGACGACCAGTCATAGTATCGCCAGTTTTTATTACATAGTTACTATGAGTGTGACTATCGTTGGCCACCGTAACACTGAGCGTAGCATTAGCACTACCGTCCCAGCTTACACTGCCAGATGCGTCACCTGAGAGTGACAACGTTCTGGAAGTAGTCCATTTGTCTGCGTTAGGGTGGTAGCCATCTGTGAAGACACGGTTACTTCCCGCAAAAAGTTTACCATCGTGTGAAACTCTAAACTTTTCTGTGAGACTGTTTGCCGTGTCAGAAGTACCTGTAGCAGTGTAAACAACAAACTCACCAGAGCCTTCTAGAGGCTGTGTATTTGCGTCACCACCATCTTCACCTACGTTTGCACCTATTCTAACTTGGGGTGTCCCATTTGCATTAGCGTCTATAAAAGTAAAGTCAATAAACGCATTTTGACTAGATATATCACCAGAAGTGTTTTCTTGCTTTAAAGTAAGGTGCGTAATGTTTCCTAAAGTCCGTTGCAGTGTTAACGCACCTGTCATAGTATCGCCAGTGACATTCACAAAGCGACTATCCGCTTCGCTCTCTGTGTAATAACGACCATCTAAGTTAACAGAAGTTAAACCTGTAACGTGACCAAACCCATCAAGAGTAACGTCTTGAATGACTGTGCCATTAGAGTTGTCCACAGATGCTTGGCTAGATGTGTCAGCGTGAGATAGAGTACGGCTAGATTTGACTAAACCACTACCTGCTTCTGTAATGATTGTAGAACCAGCAGCGGTAGCATATGCGTCAGGGAATACTTTTATTTCGTATGTACTAACGTTATTGCCGCCACGGATAATGACATCTGCCCCTGTTGATGCAGAGATGTACGTATTATTATCATTGTTGAGAATCATGTACTCATCACCAGTCATACTACTGTGAGATACAGCGGCGAAGGTATCACCCCCTGTCCAGTCTCCTATGCGCAGATTATCTGCTATGACTTGGTTGAATGTAACGTCAGCTGTAGTACTTACATCCTGACCAATAGAAACAGTGTCAGCGTTAACTGTGACACCTGTACCAGCACCTACGTTAAGCGTTCTATTAGCTGATAAGTTCCCACCACCAGTAAGACCATTACCCGCAGTAATAGTACGAGTAGTAGGTGTTTTACCATCTAGTGCTGTTTGTAGTCCGTCTACGTTAGAGATAACGTGTGCGTGTGAATCATCTTGTACAGCAGCAGTAATGTTAATGTCAGCAGAGCCATCAAAGGACGCACTACCTGTAACATCACCAGAAAGCTGAATAGTACGTGCTGTGGCTAATGCTGTAGCCGTGGCTGCATTACCTGATGTATCCTGATTACCCGATGTATTAACACCAGGAAGATTAATATCAGCAGTACCATTAAAGGCCACTCCACCAATATTACGAGATGTAGCTAAACTAGAAGCTGTTGTAGCATTTCCTGAAACGTTACCCGTTACGTTACCTGTAAGATTACCTTCAACAGAGTCTACTTTTAATATACCATAAGATGTAGAAGAATCTGCTAAGTTAATAGTTCCGCTTGGTGTGGGATCGTATTCATCAAGTAATACCCACTTACCTTCAGATACATCAAAATAAAAACCTACATGTGTATAACCAACACCTGATGTTCCTGTGTTTCTGTTTGAGAAGAAACCTGTATCAACATTAATAGGAGATGCTGTACCTGTCCATACATCGTTAAGAGTGTGACCTGTAGTTGCACCGAACTCAACATAGATGTTATCAGCACTATGAATAAGCTGAGGGCTACCCGTAATAGCATTCCCTGTTGAAATAGTTGTAGCAAAGTTATCGGTACTTACAGAGAATGTATCTGGTGTACCAGTACCATCGATTTTTACATAGTAAGTTGTAGATGTTGTACCTGTAAAGTGTCCTGAGAAGAATGCGTCATCAAGACCAGAACCATTGAAAGTAGTACCAGCTTCACCAATAGCATCGCCTTCGTTTGCTCTATAGAAAGGAGCACCTGCTGTAACATCTGAGGTAGACACAGAGGTTGTAGTACCTAAAACAGTTAAGTCCCCATCAACTTGGAAGTCACCACCAATGTGAGCATCTGTTCTAACTCTAAATGAATTAACTGAGTGGTTCTGTTGGTTAACTAGTAAAATACCATCTGTAGCATCTGAGTTAACAACCCAGCCAAGACACATAGGATAGTTAGGATAAGTAGGTGAAGCATTCTGTACAGCACCTGGGGTAAGACCAACAAAGAAGTTTGTTCCTGCAGTAAGAGCACTTGTATCTAGACCTGTTAACTGACCAGCAATAATACAGTAGCCATAAGAACCGTCAGCAATATCTGCTGCAGCTAGACCCTGAGCATTGTATGCATTTACGTCTGTTGCATCTGCTAGGCCAACGGTAGGTACATCTAAAGTACCTGCAGTATAGTTTCCACTAAAATAAAGAGGAGCACCTTTAGAGATTGTAGAGCCTGTATTGTTATAAACACGTTGATGTTCTTCAATACCTAACTCATGCACTACATCGCTTACGTCACTATAAAAGTTAAGGGTTTTGTGTAGGCTATCGTACCATACTCTACCCTCTTGGTAAGCCGCATGATCTGAAAGAATTTCCAGATCAATGTAGCCGCCAATGTCAGCATTGCTAGTTGTTTGTAGTGTTGTAAACTTACCAGTAGAGGCTGATGTAGCACCTACAGTGGCACCATCAATAGTACCACCATTGATGTCAATATTCCCACTAGCATCTGTATAAACAGCTTTAGAGGCAGGGTATGTCATGAAGACATCTTTATCACCTGCAGTAAAGTTAACAGCAGATGTACCATTAGAACCAGCTAAAACTGTAGTACGAGTAAGAGTATTGCCAGTATTCCAAGTACCAATACCAACCTCCCACTCGTCAGTGTTGCTAACTTTAGTAACAATGGCGTAGTAAGTCGTGTCACCGTCTGACATATATGATTGAAAAGTATCAAATGTAGCTACTGCACTGCCTAGGGTTAAATCCCCTGTACCCGTAGTCGTAGTGTTTACTTTAACACGATCTTTAATAATAAACGCCATTGTTTATCTACCTTATTAGCTAATGCGAATAACTGCGTCAACACCTTCTGCGCCAACTGCAGGAAAGATTACTGTAAAATCACCATTAGTTGAAGTAACGGTAGTAGTAAAAGCAAATACCGCAATAGCTTTGTTGCCTTGTGATGCATTATAAAGCAGTGCACCATCTGCTGAAATACTCAAGGATGAAAATAATTCGTTACTTATATCTACATAAGCACGTCCATCAGTTGTACTTAAAGAGATAGTTACGCCACTTAATACATTACCACCTGCTGTATATGTACCTTGAGTAGCTGTTGCTTCATCATTATTGCCTTGAGTCAATGATTCACCATTGCCTGTGTCTGATGCACCATCGTAACTTTTAGTTCCAGCACCATAGTCATCTGTAGGAGATGCTTTAATTAGTGCTATTTTTAGTGTGTCTGTATCTAGGTCGTGGACACCCCCAAGTAGCTCTTGCTTGAAGGTGTTGCACATCGCCGTTGTAATACCCATGGGAATGTCCTTTTCTGTAAGCACAAAGGGGCCAGTCAGTACCAGCCCCTAAGTTTAATTTAATTATGCAAGAGTGTCACGAACAACTTCTGCTGCACCACGAGTTGCCTCGTTTACATCAACAACAATTGCCCATACACGAGCAGTTACTGTTGCCGCTGGTGAAGCACCTGCTGTACCAGTTACGTCAATAGTATCCTCTGTTGCGACTACACCTTGTGTTTGTGTACCGAAAGCAAAGTCACCTGCAGAACCACTATCAACTGCAGTAGCAGCCATGAAAGTAGTTGTGCCATCTGTAACTGTGACATCATAATCTGCAGAGTCCATAGCGTCGATTAGCTCAACACCTGAAGCTAGAACAAGAGTACCTGCACCAACCGTTGGACCTGTTACTGTGCCAGTTGTAGTTGGAAGTTCAACTTCCTTTTCAACCATGTATGCTTTTGAAAGCAAAGAAGTAGATTTAGCCATTGTAAAAACCCTCCTTATGCCAAGTTATATGCTGCAGTAACGATTGCTTCTGGGCGAAGAATCTTGCGACCATATAGGTGCATACCACGAACAATGTCAGCAAATGAATCAGGGTCACGGTATGTTTCAGTTTTATTGATCTGCTGTGCAGTCGCAATTGCTGAATCATGTCCCGCAACAATTACACCAAAGTTAGAAGCGTTTGAGCCACCAACTGTAGATGAGCCTGTTCCGACTGATGGTAGGTTGTTAGATGTGTAAACACGGAAGCCGTGTAGGTTATTTACAACCAAACCGTTTTGTAGACCAGAGCCACCCCAATCTGCTTGCATTAGGCGTGAGTCTTCGTCTTTTAGGATTTCCATAAACACTGGGTCTACAACAATCCAACGGCCTTGTGAGTCAACATTTTGTTGATCCATCAAGCGTGACATACGTGCAAGAATTTGTAGTGGGAATGCGTTACCTGCAGTTGCAGATTTAGCAGCAGTCGCACCACCAGCACGTGCCTCAATACCGATTGATTGGTTTGCAGTACCTGCAGAACCTGATGTGTTTGTGAAATCAGATGCGTCTAGTGACATAGTAGCCAACAGTTCTGCACCTACTAGGTTTGCACCGTCTGATGCATCGTCAATGGCTTTAGTACCATTAACAACATCATTTACAACACTTGCGTTTGCGTGTAGTGACGCTTGTTTCCAACCAGATAGATAGCCAAGAACTTCTTGATCCATTTGGTCAGCCAAACGATATGCTGCACGATCCGATGCAAGGCTTCCGAAATTGACGTGGCTGTGGGCTTCCTCAATGTCGTCAACCTTAAAGGCAAAGTAGTTAGCCTTATCAATGGTCAATGAAAAATCTTCATCGTCCAAGTCTTGTGGCGTGATTTGTGTTCCACGCTGATATGATTTTACAGTGATTTCTGGCTCTTTGATGATCTTAACTGTGTCGCCCATTTGTGCGATTTCACCAAAATAGTCAGAGTTTGTCACTGCCTCAACAACAGATGCCTTGCGGAATGCAAGTTGCACCTGTTTGGAATAGATCACTGGTGAGAAATTACCGTTAGGTAAGTTACCGTGACCTGCTGCTTTTGCGAATGCCATTTTTATATTCTCCTAAAAAGCAAGACAGATGCAAAACTAACTATACTTATCTAGAGGCTAATAGTCTATGGGTGCATACATGTTATAATATATAATGATCGGTTATATGTTATACCACATACGGGCCACTCTTATTAGGTTGTCCGAAAGGATATGTTGTTTGCTAAAATATATGTAGTACAGGTAACCATAAAGGGGCTGTACTACATATGATTATACATATAGTTATACTTAAAAAAATCTATATGTCAAGAGTTTAACGTGCAGAACCTGATAAATCATAGACAAACGATCCTGTACGAATAGCTTCCATAATTTCATCTGAACGTTTCTCGTATTCTTGAGCAGACATTTTTTGTACGTCTGACTCTAGAATTACTGTAGCTGTAGACGAATCAGTAGGACGACTACGGCTATCTCTTGTTCCTACAGAACGGGCTGCGTCCTTGCTAGAAACAGTTTTCTTTTTACCTGTAATGCCACGATCAGCTTTATACAGGTCAATAGCACGTGCTGCTGAACGTGCGTCATTACCATTTTCATACAGTGCATCTTGTATCCATTTAGGTTGTTCTTCTGCCCAATCATGGAAGTCATCACTGTCACGGATTTCATCAAAGTCTGGGTGTAAACGCATTAACTCTGCTTCAGCTTTTTCACGAGATGCATTAATACGCATTTCATCTACAGCTTTAACACGATCTTCTAATGCAGCAGCTTGTTCTTTTGCCTTTTTAATTGCAATAGTTTCTACAATTGCAGCTACATCAGGATACTTTTGGGTCCACGCATCGATGTCCTCATCAGACTTTGGTAGCTTAATTTCTTTTTTAGTTGCGTCAGTTAGTTGAGATTGTAAAGATTCAAACTTATCTGACCACTCTTTTTCTTTTTCCTGCATATGGCGGCGTAAATCACCATACCGTTTTTTAAAAGAACGTTCTTCTGCACCTTGAGGTTCTGGTTCTTTATCCTGTTCTACTTCACCTTTTTGTTCAGCTAATAGATTTTCTAGTTCTTCTTCTTCTTTTTTTAAACGATCTTCATTCTTATATTTTTTATTTATAAAAGCAGTTTTAGTTTCTACTTCTTCTACCATTGCTTCTGTCATTATAGTTTCCTACACTGGGGCCACCGTAGCCATGTTGGTTAGGGGGATGGGTAGCCAGCAAATATAACAAGTTAATGTGTTGTTATCGCACAGGCATGTCAGGCTGTTCTTCCAATTGACGTTGTATTTCAAACTCACGTCTCATGTTTGGGGAAGGTGCTCTGAACATTCTTTCAGTTTCGTCTTGAGGTTCTTCTTCGTTTACGTCTTCTCGTTGCATCCGACCTTGGAACTCTTCCACGGGTTGTACGCCTTCTGGATTTAGTACGGCATCTTCAGCCATAAGATTTAATTGTTGACTAACTGTTCCTGTAATCTCAGGTCCAAGTAATTTGCCAATAAGTTGAAACTCTTCAGAGCCATACATATCTAGCAAAGATAATTTTTCTTCATCTGTTAAATTGTCTAAACGATCCGCTAAAGTACTCTTAAATTCATTAACAGTCATATTTCCAACTGACTGCATAGAAGACTCCATACCTTGTAATAGTTCTTCCTCTTCCATATTAAGTCCTTTCAATATCTACTAGATCGTTACGTAGCATTTTATATAATGCAATTGTATAGGATGGAACATAGAAAAACAAGAGGCCAATTAAAGATTTTAAAGATTTTTTATTTTTAACTCTTGAATCATAAAAACCATCAGACAACCACTGAATAATTTTATTATCTACGTGAGGTGCAATAATTGTTTTACCAAATACTGTGTAGCCATTACGCCATAGCTTTGTATCAAACTTATTTTCTGGTTTTGAATCCATACACCACTTAATAAGTTTCATCTTTTTAATTGTGGGCCAATAGCCTTTGTCGTTTAAAGCAGTTGCTACGTAGCAGCTATAGTCACCAAATAGTCCACCTGTATCTTTGTCACCATCTTTTTCTTTTGCTGCTGCTTCTTCTTTACGCATAGCGTCTGTTTTATACTTAGCAAAAATTCTTGTTCCAGTCCCTTCGTCTTTTGTAGCTGTTCCATTTTCAACAGCACGATGAACACTGCCACCAAATCTAATTGCTTGATCTCTACTTCCAGCACTCATAGTTGCACCTAATGCTTGTGCTGCAGCTAAATCGGCTGGGTCTTTAGTTTTTTCATATTTTTTCATGGCATCTGCATATGTATCTTGTCTTTGGCGGTGCGCTGCAATAATAGCGTAATGATCTGCAGTACTAGAATTGCCACTACTTATAGCGTTATCATATGCCTGTTGTTCTCTGATAGAAAGATTTCCAGATGATTGAGGCATACCAGAGTTATTTGTTTTGCCTGTAGCTACAAATCCTGTAGCACCTCTTGATAAATTATTACTACTTACGTTATACTTAGGACCCTTGTTAGCATATTCTTTATAAAATTTTGAACGGCCTTCTGCAGAAAAAACAGAATCTAATCCCATTACAGCTTCTTTTACATCATTAAATAGTGCATTTCCAAATGCTTTAGAGTTTCTAAAGAATCCACCTTCTTTATAGTCCTTTAGTTTTTGTGCATGTTCTTTTGATAGACCTTTACCCTCACGCCAACCTGCAAATCTGTCATCTAAAACCTTTTCAATATCACTTTGTTCTTTAAGTCCTGCTGCAGAAGTAAGCCCACCTATAATAGGACTAAGACCAAACATTGATTGACCTGCACCAAGCACTCGTTTATTATCTAACCACATGTCCAAAAGATCATCAGCACTACCAGTTGCTAGTTTTTCTTGTTTTGCTTTGTAATTAGCTTGTTGACGTTCACGATCACCTGCTTCTTTTAATTGGCGTATTCTATCTTTATCGCCGCTATCAGAAGGTTGTCGTATTGTTTGTGTGCTTGCAACGGTAGTAGCACCAGTATCTGTACTTGGTGCACCACCACCAGCAATGTAATCATCGTATTTAATGTAACCTGCAGGAACAGCCTGTACTGGGTTTCCAAGATGCTCATCAATCATCATTGTCTCACCAGTAGCTGGATTAATGTATTTTACTTTTTTATACGCATCACTAACATCATCTACAAATTCAGACGCAGGTGTTTCAAACGTAGGTGCAACTTGAGGTGTAGGTTCAGCTTGATATAGTGGAGAGAATCCCGCTGTTGGAGCAGCTACGGGTGGTACTGGTACTACACTGCTTGGAGGAGTAGGTTGTACTATAGGTAGAGGTGTAACAGGATTAGCATATATAGAAGGTTGCTGTCCCATTACGCCTGTGCTTAATTGCTGTTGTTCTGTACTAGGAACAAAAGTACCTTCCGCTGCGTGTATCATACCGCCATGTGCTTTTTCTTTTGGTTCCATAGGCTCTGCAACAATAATAAGATCATCCATTGTAAATGGAATATCGTCAGGCAATGTAGCTTCATCAGCATTCCCCATCTGCCCCATAGCTTCCATTTTCTTCATGCCCATTTTAGCTTCTTGTCGTAACTCCATAAGTTTTTCTAAACCATGATAGCGTACTACGTCAGCAGGAAAAACAAACTCTCCTTCACTTAGCATAGCAGGAATGTCATCTCGCACTTCCTCACGACTACTTCCAGTAGGAACATCGTTTCCTGATTCCTCATCTACCATGCCACCTTCTTCTTCAAGGCCACCTTCTTCAAACATAGACATTTGGTCTTTCATAGTAGTTCCACCTTTATTAAATTCAAGAGATTTACTTCGTTCTTCTGCAGCACTAATAGCTTCTTTTAATTCGTCATGCACACTAGTAGGCTCTATCAAACCTTCGTCTAACATTTCTACTAATTGATCTTCTGAATATTGTTTACCGCCATGTATAGTAGGAACATTAATCCACTTACCTTTGTATTCAATAGTTGTAGATTTTTCAGATACCATTTCACCTTCAGGTGTTTCGTACACGTCACGACCTGCTTGTGTTTGTTTGCCTGTTTTCTTTCCTACATTAGCCATGCTTTAATACTTCATCTCTTAGTAACTTCAATCTACGCAACTGATAGATAGCACCTTGTGCTCTGTGTACCGCAACTACTTCAACTGACTGTTCCATAGTACGATGTTGCTGTGCAATTAAATAATCTAAGTACTCTTCAAACTTACGCCATTGGGCTTGGTTGTTGACTAGCCCCTTGATTTTGCTGAGGTGCTCCTTGTCCTGCATTGCCACTAAATCCTTGTTCTTCTGGTGTAGGTGCTTGGCCTGTGCCTATAGTACCACCACCTGCTCCTGATGTATCCATTGGGTTTGCTCCTGCTGGTGCTCCCCCTTGCTGCTGTTGTTGCTCTTGTTGAAACTGTTTCATTAGTTCAGCTTGAATTGCAGCATCACTTATATTGTTAGTTACTTTGTCGGGGTCAAGGTCTAGAGACTTTGCAATCTCACGAATAATATATTGAAACTTAGCAAATGGAGCAAGTGCTGGGTTAGATGCAACCTGCATAAATTGCATAAGTCGTTGGCTACGTACTTCGTTAGCCATAAGCGATTCTGTCCCACGTGCTTTAACTTCTAGGTCACCTTTAATTTCAGGATCAAAGTCAAACTGCATATTAAAACGGAACATGCCCTCACCTAGTGGGCGCAGTAGATAGTCATCTACATTTTTAATAACATTCTTGATGCTGCCAGTAGCAGCACCCATTAACATACTAATACCAGACGCTGTACGCCCTATGCCCTGAACACCTGTTTGTCCATGAGCAAATGATGGGAAGCCAGTAGACTCGTCGGCAAGTACTCGTGCTTTATCAAACAACTGTAAGTTTTCACCTGCAACGTTAGGAAACTTAGTACCAAAGATAGCTTGCCCTGGTGCACCACCCTGTCTACGGAATACTTTCCCTGGGTATACTGACAGGTCTTGGCCTGGAACTAGGTTAGTTTCATCTACCTCAATCAATAGGTTGCCAGACAATACAGCATTATCTACAGCCATTCGCATAAAACCGTTCATCAGTGTCTGTGTGTCATCCATGTTTTCAGCAATGCCAACACCAAAGAATGAATACGGATTAAGTTCATACGGAGATGCCATATATGGAATCTTGGCAGGTTTAAATGGATTCATAACCATACGCAGTAGTTTGCCATTACAAATCCAAACGTTAGCCTGTAGTTCATCAGTATCTTGTAGCTCACGAGGAATATCTACCCCTTGCTCCATTAGCATGTCTACGTCAACCATGCCCCAATACTCTAAAACTTCAAAACGTTCTACGCCATGTTCAGGTGCATAATCGGATAGATCATCTTCCCAGTATTCTTTATTGTAGTTTTCTCCTAGTGAAATTACTTCTTCAATAACAGAGGCACGAAAGAATGGACGTTTCTTTAAGCCACGCAATTGTGAACGTGACATTTTATGACGCTCAATAACATACTGTGCTTCATCCATATTATTTGCATCGGGGTCTGGATAGAAGTTCCACACAGATACATGTGATACTTGAGGAACAGTTTTAAACACTGGATTATATTCACCAGTTTCTTCATCCCAGTTTGGATATTCTTTATCTATAGCAAACGGCCCTTTCATAATGCCCGTACCAAACAAGGCCATTTCAAAAGCAGTATTGCGTAAATGTTTAGATGCGGAAGATTCTTCTAACTGATCTTTAATTTTCTTTTGCATCTTTTTTGCAGCAATCATTGCTGGGCTAAAAGTAACCGAAGTAGGAGTTGTTCCCTTGCCTACTTGAACACCATTAATAGGTTCTAATTTTTTTCTAAGTTCAGGATTAAGTAACTCCTGTAATGTTTTTGCTGTTGCTCCTGCTGGAAGTTCTTTGCCATCTCCCCTAAATCCATAGGGAGATATAGGCTCTGACTTTTTATCTTCACGTAATTCTTCTGGTAAAGCAGGGTCAAAAGAAACTTCCTCTACAATACCATCAGGTAATTCGGTAGGATCAATGCTAATAGGAAAAGAGTTCTTTGCAAAAAGAACATCAGCAATTTGTCCGTAAGCAGCAAGAGTTTTTGTCTTTGTTACTTTAATAAATACACGAGACTTTTCAGCTTCTGTAAATTGAACATCTGGTCCATAGATACCACGATAGTTACGATATGCACGTAACCAACGTTCTTCATCTTGTCTACGATAATCATCTGCACGATTATACTTTTCCATAATAAATGGAATAATACTGGATGTATCAGCATCATCTACATTTGTGTCTTCTGTATCTTCTAGGACAATTGCATCGTCTTCGATAAAGACTTCACTCTCTTCTGCCATTTACTTTTCCTTTTAATAGCCAAATATACTATCTGCTACTCGCATCCCTGTTGATGGTCTTCCATGAGGATCATAATCAAATACACTAAATCGTGGTCTGGACATTATACCGTATCTTAAAGCATCATACAAGTGATCTTCTGCTAAAGTATCAATATCTTCTGGATTCTTTTTATCTATTGGTAAAGCAGGTAACTGTGATATAGTATTTGTACAGTTATTAAAAAATACTAATCTTGGTTCCTCTGTAAATTCATCTACCTGTAAACGTCTATGTATTTCATTTTTACCTGAAACACGTGATCCACGAGAACGGTCTGATGGTCGCCAACGACAACCCTTCATAATCATTTGCTCTGCTAGACTAGGACCAGTGTCTCCACGTTTGTGCCAAAGACTAGAGTCAAGAACACCATAGCGTATGTTACCATCTTCTGCTTCTGCTTCTAGTACCATATCTGCTAAATCTGTAGCTAAGACTTTACTGACGTATAATTCTCTATATACGATAAGTTGCTCATTAGGCGATACGGCAAACCAAAGCACAGCACTATAAGAACCATAACCATAGTCACATGCCCTAAACTTAACCCAGTTATTAGGGATTGGAAAAGGTTCAACAACATGTACGTTCCTATCAAACTCTGTAAAGGCTGCGCCTTCTTTAATGTCCCAATCTCCATCTAACAACTGTCTTCTTTGTTGTTCAGGCAGTGACAATAGCATTGCTTCATAGTCACCCTGTTCGGATAGATATGGATTGTCTTTCAAACGTGCAGGAATAAACTTACGTTTAAATAAAGACCTACCTGCTTTTTCATGACCCGCTGGATAGCGAAGAACTTCACCAGTTTCAATATCCGTAGCTTCAAATGATTTATTTGGAGGAGCAGGATCAATAAACATTTTTTTAACCCAATGGTGGCCTCTACCTCCTGGGTTGGTAGTAGCTCTCATATATACAGGTAAATCGGTTGCAGTGGACCGTAGACGAGAGCGCATGTAATTCCATGCAAATGGAGTGGGCCATTGCGTAAGTTCGTCAAAGCCTATCCAGCTAAATGCTAGACCTTGGTAACGCAGAACGTCATCTTCCTTGTCTAGGTAGGACATCCACAACCTCGCACCAGAGGGCGCAGTCCACTGCATCTTTCTTTCTGACCATTTAATTCCAGGCCATATCTTAGGGTACATTTCTTGTGATTTAAATATAAGTTCCCTAAGTTCTTCTGTTGTATGGCGAAGTAGCAATCCTGAAAAGCTAGGATGCCCCATAAAGCGTAGTGGATCAGCTAACATTGCATACGACTTACCACCACCTGCGCTGCCGCCATATAGTACTTCTCGTTCACCTGCTGCTAGGAAATCTGTCTGGGGACCAGCATTAGGCTTAAAGATTACATTATGTGCCTGTTCAATTGGTATTTCATTTATAATTGGATCAGGCTTCGGCTGGGCTGGAGTCTTCTTCTTCGTTGTTTGCTTTGGCTCCGAGCCTTTTGGCTTCGAGTTCCTCCGCTTTGGCGACTGCCTTTTTCGCATAGTCTGCCCATCTGCGTAGGCTTCCAGCTTTGTTTTTTCTTCTTCGCTCATTATCTAACCGCTTCTTCAAACCTACGTGGGATATTTCCCTACCTGTATTACGAGTAAGCCAATTGGCTACCTCTCTGTAAGAGTACTGTTTTAAATATGCACTTGCCTTTTCAAGCATATCTAATTGATGCTCATTAGGTAGTAGTACGTCTGGATCGTCGGGGTCAATGTCGTACCCAAAGGGTATGGTACGGGATATACGTGGAATGGCAATCCACTCATTGTTTTCTTTTATGTCAGTTGGTTGGGGTAACTTCCATTGCTTTAATGGTTTAGTCATCTTCTTCCATTTGTTTTGGTGGCATTAACATTACGCCACCTTTCGCTTCAACCTGCATCTTCTCAGTCTTGACTAGACCTGTACGATCTAGCAATTCTTTTGCAGCTTGCATCTTATCACGAATACCTAGTTCAGTTGGATCATACAAAGCACCTACCATAGCCATTGCAGCTTTGGGTGCGTTGCGTGACATAAACAACTGTGTGGCATCAATGATCTCTTCTTTTAAGCTGGTAACAACTTGCGTTGTAGAAGTTGTATCTGAATAGCCAGCTAATTTCTTAGCCGTGAGAACATCACCACCTGCTTCATCAAACAGGACTGCCAAAAACTTTTGTTGTTGTTCTGTTAATTGTCTAGCCATATTATATCATTTCAAAATGTGGAGCATCAATAAATGGCCTACGTCCTTGTGATCTACGTAGGTCAATATACGCATTCATTGCATCTTCTGCAGTTCCTGAATATGTTCTGATGTCTCCTTCAGACCATGCAGCACCCCATTTGATGGCGCATGTATTACGTCTGGCTGCTTCTGCCATTGCATCACAAATGTCATCATAGACATTTAGTTCCCAGGAAATATCTGAACCAAAATAAGCTACCAAGTCTACTGCACGTCCTTCTAGGTGTTTAGATTTCATAGTTTGTGATCGGCCTGACTCGTATAGTTTCTTTTGTTCTTCCAGTGTTCGTAATCCATACGTTACACCAAAGTCTACTTTAGTTATTTCAATAGCGTCTTTTACAACTTGAACCAATTGCTCATTCACACCTTCTAACTTATGCAAACTTCTTTCACTAAGTTTAAATGTCATTGTTTTTTCCTGTTATCTTTTTTGTACTGGTCTGGGGATTTAGTGGTTAAAGGTTTAAACTGGGGGTTTTTTATTTCTTTACCTCTATAATCTACATACTTTCCATTAGCATAAAAAGCCATGTTTTTTAATTCTTCCGTTTCCTTAATTAACGACTCCAGTCTTTTTTTCTTAGCTTGAAGTTCTGCAACTTTAGGTTTGCCTTGCAAGACTCTAAGACCCCTTTTTCCTGCAGCCACAATATTTGAAATACCTTCTATAAGCGCTTCGGGGTGAGATTTAGCAGTGTAGCTATAGTTAGGAATAGATTTAAGTTCCTTGTTTAATTTAGATAACTGACGTTTTGCTACGGTAGTACCTCTAATCCTATTCATTTTATTTCTTTCCTTTTAAACGGTAAGGCTACTAAATTATATAGTCCTTGACCTATTTGTGTGGGAGTAGGTAACAACCATCCTAGTATTAATAACAGCATTACCCATATTGGAATGTTAGTATTTTTGATTGTTAGCTTATCTATAGACTCAGCTTCAACTTCTTTAGTTTCGGTTACTATGTCTCTGCCAGCTTCTTGTGTAGTTTGTTGCGCTACAACCTGCTGAGTATTTTCCTTACCTACCTGCGCATTAGAGTTTACTGTTGGTCCACCACCACCGCCAAAGAAAGGCAGACTCGTTAATCCACAGCTAGATAATAATAGGATTAGGCATAGACTACTTAGATGGCGGTACATTATTCTTAGCACCCATACTAGTAAACCCAAAGTATGCAGCAGTTACGCCAGATACAGCGACAACATATACTGCAGCAATATCAGTTAAAAGATTAGCAGCTTCAGATAATCCCATGAATGAAGCAAGTACAATAAGTAATGGATATGCTAACATACCTGACAAAGCAAACCAAGTCATTTTTAACTGAGCATCACGTTTGTGGTCTTCATCTTCCATGCGACGACGACGATCTTCTAGCATGATCTCACGCTCATCTAAATCTAGTTTACCATTGCCGTTTAGATCGTATTCATCTACCATTAAATTTTTTCCTATGCAACTACAAAGTCTACATTGCGCCCTTGCTTTGGATAAAGTTTGTTTGCATTATGTGGGTGATAGGCGTATATATCTTCGTATCTATATTTATCTGCTTTATTATAAACTGCTGTTTTAGAAGTTTCAACTATTTCTTTTTTATTTGTAGGAGTTACTTTGTCAAAAGGCATTTGGGGTAATGGCATGTAATCCAATAAACCTGTGCTGATATACATCAGTTACGTCCTTCTGTATTTCGCAGCCGTTTTAGCTGCCGCTTTAGGCTGTTTAGAAAACTGTTTACCCGCTGCTGTATCTTTTCTTTTCTTTGCAGTACTAGCTGCATATTGAGAAGAAGACATAGCGTTAAGTGCTGCTTTAGGGAGATAACGCTCTCCCGTAGCATTTGGCCCTTGTGTTGATGGTTTGCCACTTTTAGTTCCCCATTCTTGCCGAGTCCATTTATTGAGACTTTTTTGTGGTGCTTTAAGGCTCATGTTTTATATCCACCACCTGCAGCTTTATACTCCTTGGCAAGTAGCTGGGCTTTACGTGCACTCCACTGCCCAGCTTTTCCACCTCTTGTACCCGCTTTAATCTTTTTAAAAAGACGTTCACGCAATGCTGGCTTTGTGTAGTTTCCAGCCGAATTTACGGTACTCTTCTTCTTTTTGGGCTTTGGGGATTTCCGTGGTGCTCTCATCGTATACTACTCTTCGAATGTCTCCACGCCCAATACCAATGTCATTCAATTCACGATCTGTCATTGCAGATAGTTGCATCATAGCAATACGACGATTCGCTTCAGCTTGACGTGCTTCAATAAATTTAATAAATAGTTTCTTAAACCATTCTTTCATTTTAACTTTCTCCTATATGTTAACGCTACACTATTGTAGCTATGGAGATAGTTATATCATATTTACTTACCTATTATAACGGACAATACTGCAATACCGCTATGCATTAAGTAACATTTGTAAATGTTTCAGTTACAGTTAAAATAGTATCAATGTGTGCAGCAGTAGCAGGGGTTACTTGTAACTTATCGCCTGACTGTAATACAAGGTCCATATCTGAAAAAGTAATGTACTCACCTGCACCTAAGTTTTTACCTTCTAAGTAATGTGATGTGTAGCCAGTAGTTAACCATGTAGAATAGTTAGAGTTTGATTTATCCGACAAAGCAGAGTCAATATTTGCAGGAGCTATAAACCATTCAATAGTAATACTAGTGTTGCCTGTAGTATTATGAATATGCAAATACGTAATTTCTGCAATACAGTTAGCAGGGCATATATACACATCTTCTGTAGATGTACCTGTATTGTGACCAAACAACGACTTACTGCGTGAAGGTCTACCCTGCTTAACTACAGACATTTACTTTGCGTCCTTCTTTTTTCTACGAGTAACTTTTCTTATAATTTTAGTAGTCCATGCTTCGTTCTCTGGAGTAGACGGATCATCTTTAATATAATGTCCTTTATCGTTACGAGCACGGACCTTTTCAACTTTACCTAGTATATTCTGAATCTCAGGAACCTCTGTAATATAGTTACCGTCAGCATCTACAGTAAGGACCATCTCTTTAGTGTTCATGTCCATTACAGCATTGCCTTTATCCAAGACCATATATCCTAGCTTAGTAATTTCGTTCATCTGTTCTGGTGTCATATTATTTACCTGCGTTCTGACATTTTTTTAAAGAGCTACAGTTTGATGGAGTAGGGCATCCTTTACAAGGTTTAAATGTAGCTACACCCCCTGCTTTATACTGGTTGTATCCTTGAGCGTATGCAGCTTGCCCCTGTTTAACTGCATCTATTCGACGCTTATAAACTTTACCTGACTTACCCCAACGATAGCCACCTTCTACCTTTTCTACTGGCATTATATTGATGTTCCTGTTTTTATGTTAAAACAATAGGGTATTGCATAAACTCCCCTATCTAAAAATCCTTTCTGTACAACTACTACTTCGTCCATACATTCAGATTCACTTTCAAATACTTTCTGCGTATTCGCAATAACATTACAAGAAAGTGCGGATGGG